GTTTGTACTCGCGCGTGCCGGCCCGAATCGCGGTCCAGTCGGACCCGACGCCGATCTTGCTGGTCGAGAGGGTCGTGACGGCGGAGACGGTCTTGGTGAGCCCGCTGGTGCCGCCGGTCGCCGTGCCGGTGCCGGGCGTCGTGGCTCCCGAGACGAACATATACAGCGTCGCCCCGACCAGTTCGAAGTGGCTGAAGATGACCTCGACCGAGCCGATCGTGACGGTCTCGCCCCAGACAAACGCGGTGGCCGACCCGTTCACTGTGAGACGGAACGTCGGGAGCGGGACCTCGCGGTTCTCGTCGGCGGTCTGGGGCCACCCTTCGAGCATGATCTCGCGCATGGCGTTGTCGATGTACGTCTCGGCTTCGGCCGCTTCGGAGGTGCCGCCGGTGTCGAGCACGGTGACGGGCGGTTCGCCCAGCCCGGCGAGGATCTCGTTGACGGCTTGGAGGATGGTCATGTGTTACAGGCCCCCGGTGATGACCTTGGTGAGCAGCTCGATCCCGGCCGAGCCGAGGGTCTTGGCGATCTCCGCGTTGGTCTCGGCTTCCTTGAGCAGCACTTCCGCCGCCATTGTGTCGCGGTTCACGACGATCGCCGCGAGCCGATCCCACACCTCGTTCTGAGCCTTGATGACTGGCGAGGCCAGCGTTGAGAAGGTGAACCCTTCGAGCTGCGTCCCGTCCGGCATGATCGCCTTCTTCACGGTGAAGGTCACGTCGGTGTCGCTGGCGATCTTGGCTTCCTTCCCGAAGAAGGGGAAGAGCATGACGCGCGAGGTCGGCCCGAGCGATTCGACCACCGAGCCGTTGTCGTCAAACATGCGGATGTACTTGCCTGGCACCGCCGTCTCGCTGTCCCACGTCTCGCCGTCTTTCGACAGGCTCACGCGGTTGGGAGAAGCGTTCCGCGAGTCCACCGAGCCGTCCGGACGCTTCTCCCACGAAGGCCCGATCTGCGAGGAAGAGCACCCGAACGACGCGAGCGCGATGATAACTGCGATCGTGCCGAGCACCGGGTAGACGAGCCAGCCAAAGCCGAGTTCAATGGGTTGCCTGCGTGTCATGGGATCCCTTTGCTGTTCTTGATCCAGCCCAGCGTCTTTAGAATCGCCGCGTCTACGACGGCGCGTGCGTCCGGGTTGTCCGCGCCGGCGAAAATGCAAATGTCGGCCGACGGCGGGCACGCTTCGATCTGTCCAAGGATCCATTCATCGTTGTGGATCTTGGGTTTCGAGTACGCACACGATTCGTTTCGATCGTCTCGCAACCACTGGTCCTGCACGTCGATGAACCACGTTCCTCGCGTCTTCGTGAAGCCGTAGAACATATCGAGACGGTTTGCTTTCCACGCAAGCCGTTCTTTGAAGTGAGGCATGAAGCTGTCGGACGGTCGTTTGTACCCGTCAAGCCCAAGGCTTGCCCACTGGGTCGGACCTCGCTCGTCGGCTGCTCTCGGCTTGCGAAGGGCCATAGCAATCGTGTGAACCGAAGTGAGCCATTCGGGATTGTTCACGGCCATGTCCGGCCCGTACGCGACGCATCGACCACGCGGCCATACGCGGCGAAGGAGCACCGTCCACCTCTTCAGCACCTCTGGTCCGTCGCCAACCCTTCGTCTTTCGGGTTCGTAATTGAGCACCGCACCGTCGACGTCGCCGTCGGCGTTCCATGCTTGAGCAGAAACGATGGGCTTCTCTTTTGGCCTGTCGTGCTCGCCGTAATTGCGAAACGACAGAGCGTCCACGCCGCGAGGAAGAATCATCGGAGAGCCTGAGTCATAGCAGTAGCAGACCGACACGCGAGCGGCCGATGGACCGGCGAAGTTGTAGTCCTGGCTTTGTCTTGGAACGCTGATTGGTGCGGGCGGCCGGTTGCTGCTTGGCGGTGGCGACGTGATGGGAACCGCTTTTTGCTTGAGCGGGCCAGCCATGAATCACCTCAATTTGTGTCGTGAAGAGGGTCGCGTTCGTGATCCGCACCCCATGTCTTTGACGGAAACTTCTGCTCGATTCGTTCGAGCACTCGCTCGCCGCGCGTCACAAGTTTCTCGCTTCGGTTGGTGCAGACAGTCAGCCGCTCGGTCAACAGAGTGTTGGTTTCGAGGGTCTTTCGGTTGGACTCGGCTTGATCTTTGCCGACTGCCTTCCACCAAATGATCGCGATGATGAGAAACGTGACGGGAGCGCCGCCGACCTTGAGGAGCTCGACCCATCCGGTTACTTCCAGCGTGCCATCGGCCAGGATCATCATCGACCGTTCCTCCCGCGGGCGTTTGCTCCGAGCGTGAGCCCGGCGGCGTCGCCATTGAAGCCGATCGTGCCCGCCTCACGACGGATCGCCTTGCCGACCGTCACCGTGTATGCGATTCGCTTGTGGTGGATCGGGTCGGTGTCGTCCGAGTAATCTTCATCCTCGGCTTCCGACGGATCCCAGATTCCCTCGTCGGCGGTGTTGATGCCGACCAGCCCGTCGTAGCGGTTCTGGAGCAGGTTGACGAACTCCGTCCAGTAGCGGCGGAGCTTGTATTCCTTCTGCGCGTTCGTGCTGGTGCCGGTGAAGTCGTCCACCACCGTCGGGCTCGCGCTGGTCGGGATCGGACGCGGCCACACGAACCAGAAGTAGTCGGGATCGCCGCCCGCCGTGACCCACAGGGACTTGAGGTGCAGGAAGTACCAGAGCATGTCGGTGAGGAAGCCGCGCGGGTGGTAGAGCGGATAGCCGAGATAGATGTCGCCGCCGGAAGAGTGGTCTTCCTCCTGAGTCCCAAAACATGCACGAGTGATGCCGTTGATCGACGTGTTGGTTGTGAACCCGGTGTACGTGATGAACTCGTTGCCGATGCGAAGCGTTCCGCCCGACGCATTGAGTCCGGTTGTGTTGCTGACGGGAATGGAAGGGTCGAGCGACGCAAACCCGGGCGTGTAGAACGTCTGGTAGATCGTCCACGGGATGTCCGGCATCACGAGGGCGTTGAAGTTGCCGGCCGATGCGTCGTTGTGACCGCCCGCGTAGACGCCGACGAACCCCGCGCGAGTGTTGCCGCCGACCGCCGCTGCCGCCGCGTCGATGTAGACCTTGAACCGCGTAATCATCCCAAGGTCAAACTGCACCGTGCCGGTCGCCGCGTGGTACCGGCGAAGGTCAAAGAGCATCTCATTCAGGCGGTGCGAGCCTTGCGAGATGCCCATCGCGGGGATAAACCCGTAAGCTCGCTGGGCCGCGAAGACGCCGTTGTAGAGGATGCAGTTGGGACCGATCGGGCCGTAGCCGCTGGTCGTGGAGTACGGGGCCGTCAAGTACACGGCGTCTCGCGTTGCCAGCGAAGCGCGCGGAACGGACAAATCGTTTCGACTGATCGTGCCGAGAGCGGAGCCGGTCTTGTTGACGATGGATCCGGTCGTGACCGGCGTGCCTCCGGCGCTCGGGTACGTCGTGCCCGAACACACTTCCATGCGGAAGGAGCCCATCGGGTTCGGAAGCGAGCTTGCGTAAGTGCTCATCGACCACACCGACGCGATCAGTTCCGCGTCCGGGTTGAGCGGGTGCCACGGCGTGAAGATGAACCCGTCGCCGTTGGAGTTGCCGATCTGGGCGACCACCGAAGATGCCGCCGTCGCGTTGAGCGCACCGGACGGTGTGAGCAGCACGGAGAGGTTGTTTGCTCGGTCGATGTTGACGAGGTTGTTCGTACCAGTGTTGGTGGACTGGTACATGATGCACTCGACCGTCGTGCCGTTGTAGAGCAGGACCCGCTTGTTGGCGGCGCTCGCAAACGGGCTCGCGTCGGTCAGCGTCAGGTTGCCAGCGTCGGCGGGTGACGCGGCGGTGATGTCTGCCGCGAGCGTCGTGTGCCCAAGGAACGCCGCTTGCGGACCCTGCCAGCCGTCGCGGAGCGGGACCTGAATGCCGTACTGCTTGTAGCTCGTCGGGTACCCGCCCTGAGCCGTGTAGTCGGCCGGGTCGGTCACGCCGAGAGCGTTGGCGACGGACGCACCGTTGTTGACGCGGCGGGTCTGGAAGTAGCCGTGCGTCTCGGACGAACCGCTGTTGTGGTTCGGCGGGACCAAGATGCCCGCACACGGGACGATCGCTCCGAACCCAGCCTGAAAGCCGTAGGACCAGCCGTTGCCGTTCCGCTCGGCGGTTGAGTCGCCGAACACTTCGAGCACCGCACGACCGCCTTCGGCCGTGCCGCAGAAGTTGAGGATGGATTGGAGCGTGTTGCGTGCCACTTAGAGGTTCCTCCGGTAGACGAAGTTGAGCGAAGTGGCCGTGCCGCACTTGAGGTCGACGGTGATGCCGTAGGCGTTGCAGAAGTCGTTCGCGGTGAACACGCCCTCCGCGTCCGTCGCCGAAAGCACTGACGGCGCGACGCCTTGGAACGACGCGATGAGGCCGGTCGCAAACGCGCTCACCGAAAGGGTGCTAAGAACGTCGGCGACGTACTCGGTCGTCTTGATGCACGCGGGCGAGCCGATGGCGTCGGTCCCAAGGCCGGGGACGTCCGTGCTGAGAGCGACGTCGAACGTGCAGTATTCCCGCCAGTGGTAGGACTCGATGCCGCCGCCGCCCTTGAGCGTGGCGAACACGAGCCCGATCCGCACGGAGCCCGTCGCCCCGTCGGCACCCGTGCCGATGACCCATGCGTCAAAGCCGCGCAGCCGCTCGCCCTCGGGGTTGTCGCCGATGGCGATGAAACCGGCGGGCTTGGTGGCGCTGCGGCCGTCGGCGGTGAGCGCGTAGGACGTGCTGGTGACGTTGGTGCCGAACGCACGAACGTAACCGGTCGACTTGAGTGCCATGACGTTCTCCAGATGAAAAGCGACGGCCCCCGACAAGGAGGCCGCCACTGAATGGGGAGGGTGCTTGGTTAGACGTTGTCGCCGAGATTGATCCAGGTCATCTCGATGGTTCCGTTGACCGTGACCGTTGCGCCGGTTCCCGGGTCGCCAGAAGAACCGATGTTGAGGAATGCGTCGATCGCGGTCGTGGCACCGTTGAGGAATGCGACGGCCGTGCTCTGGCTGTCGCCGTTCGTTGCCGAAGCGGAACTTGCCGGACAGATGTTGATCTCGGTGGTCGACAACGTGGCGTCAGCCGTAGCGGTCGTACCGACCGAAGCGATCAAGTTGCCAGCGGAACCGCCGATCGCAGACCATGCAAGATCCTGAACGGTGCCGAGGATGAGGATCACGCCCGCCGGGAAGTCGTAGATCTGCTGCGAGGCGTAGCCGGTTGATCCGGCGTCGGTGAACGTAAGAACGACGTTCGTCAAGGTGAACACCGTCTTGCGGACGATGCCGTTGCTGCCGAACTCTTCGCAGTTGAGGCCCGCTCTGGCGACGACGGTTCCGACCGTGTCGCTCGTGCCCGGACGATCGATACCGATCGACGGGGTCGTCTGAATTGCCATGTGAAACTCGCTTTCTTGGTGGTGTGCGTGTGGGGAATGCGGCGGATCAGGTGATGACTTCGACGGACCCGAGGCACCACGGGTGCATGACCCGGATACCGGTGCGGATGTACGTCATGACCAGCCACGAGAGCCGCTCTTCGAAGTACTTCACCGTGTGGTGCAGGCCCTCGAACTCGACCATGCCGACGCCGTACTCGCCTTCCATGCCGCGGAACATCGCGAGCGCGACGGGGATGCCGTCGGCCGCCTGCGCGGTGAAGTTGGTCTGGTACGTCGACGGGGTGCCGGCGACCGCCGTGAAGTCCTGGTTGGGGAGCGGGCCGTTGTTGCTCGTGAAGTTCGGGTAGCCCGCGACCGAGAACCGTTCGACTTCCTCGATCTGGATGTTCTGAATGTCGTTCCGCTGGTTGTAGTCGCGGCTAAAGACCTGCGCGGTCGCGTCGAACGCGAGCTTGTACCGCATGTCCGGGGCCATGAACAGGTGCCGGTTGCGAGTCTCGGGCGCGATGTTGTCGATGTCGGCCGCGAGCCCGAGCGTCTTGAGGTCGGCCCGGAAGTTGGCCGCGCCCGTCAAACTGTCGGGGTACGCCGACACCACCGTGCCGCCCGTGCGGGTGACGCGGTTGCCGCCGTTGTGGATGTTGACGCCGTTCTTGGTCACGGCCGAGGTCGCGCGAGCGCCCTGGGCCGCCTTGATGAACACGCGGCGGTCGATCGTTCGCTCGATGCGGCTCTTGTGGGCCTGCGCCAGACGCGGCAGCACGTCGAAGTGCGACATCTGCATCTGGTCCTTGCCGATCCACTTGTGGCACATGAGGTACTGGTCGGTCTCGATCGTGCCCTCTTCCACCGCGTACGCCTGACCGAGCAGGTCAGCGCCGGGGGAGTAGTTGTCGGGCTCGGGCACGTCGCTCATCATGAGGAACTGCCACGACTTGCCGCTTCCGGGCGACTTCTTGTAGATCATGTCGCCCTTGTCGTACAGGAAGATGCCTGAACGGGGCGCGGCCACGAAGCTGCCGGTGTACTGCTTGAGTGCGAGAGACGTTTCGTCGGTTCCCGCCGCATTGGCGAGATACTTCAGGGGTGCTACTGACATAGGGATTCACCTCGAAAGGATGAAGGGTGGAAACAACGGCCTTGCGGCCACGGCTTCGGCTCTTCTCGTGTCCTTGGAGGTGTCCCTTGGTGGAGGGGTTCGTCGGGGAGTGAGGCACGGGCGGACGGATCGCGTTGGTCCCGAGAGACCGCGAACCTTCAACCGGAAAAAGCCCGCTTCGATTTCTCGGAGCGGGCTCTGGAGGATGCGCGTGATTACTTGGTGGCTTTGGAGCCACGGTCGTTTTGGCTCGGCATCGCTCGCTTGAGCTCTTCGATCTGCCGATTCAGTTCGGCGATCGTGGTGTCCTTCTCGGCAACGACGTCGGTGACGTGCTGCTGGTGAACCTTCTGCGACGGCGTCAGCGGCTTGGGGGCCGTGACCGCCTTGGCGATCGCGTCTTCGAGGGCCGCGGCTTCGTCGGCACCGATCGCGTAGCCGGTGGCGTATGTCTCGCCGGTGGGCTTGTCGACGATGTAGCAGTAGGTGCCGGGCTTCTTCTTGGGGTTGGGGTCGATGATCGGCTTCTGCGACGCTTCGTGCATGATGTACGTCGGACCCACGTGGGCGAAACGATACTCGCAGTCGAGCTCGCCGATCCGCTTCATGACTTCGGGGCTGTTGTTCAAAGCTGACTCCTGTTAGGCGAAGGCGTTGATCTGGTCGAGGCTCATGCGGGAGAGCACGCGGGCGGCGTCAACGTTGCCGTTGCTCGCCTTTTCCGAGAGGGCTTGGAACTCGGCGCGGTTGGACGGAACGCCGATGCCGCCCGTTCCCGCCCCGGATGGATTGATGAGCGGCTGGGCCTTGCCCGAACCGATCGCGGCCGCGTGCCGCGCGGCGACGTCGTTCATCATCGACGAGTACATGGTCGGGTCGGCTTCGACGATCTTGGACCACTTCTCGCGGACGGCCGCGTCCATGTTGACCTTTGCCCAGTCGCGGAGGGCGACGTGCTTCTCTTCGCCGCCGAGCGCCGCCGAAACCTCGCTGTACGCCGCCGCGATGCGGGACTCGGCCTGCTTGATCTCGGCGTAGTGCCCCTTGGCGATGAGGTTGATCTTGGCGTCCGACAGGTTCTTGTACGTCGGCACCGCGGCCCGGATCTTGGCGATCTGCTCGGTGGTGAGCGAGCCGGACTCAAGGGCCTTGGCCGCTTCCTCGCGGGTGATGCCCGCCTTCTGCATCACGACGTCCGGCGGATCGTCGGCCTCGGGGGCCGGGTCGTTCTTGATCGACAGGTTGGGAGCGGGCGTGTTGGCCGGCGGCTTCCGCGTCGCGTGGTAGATCCGCTCGTATTCCTTGTACTGCGACTCGGCGTGCGCACGGTCGCGGAAGTGCCCGTTCTCGCCGTAGAGCGGCTTGTCGGCGGCCAGTTCCTCGAGACCCACCTGCTTGCGGATCTCGCTGACGCCCTTGAGCGCGGCGGCGTCGTCGGCGTACTTGCCCGCGAACTTCGGGGCTTCGGTCGGAGGGGCGGACGGGTTGGGATTCGGGGGTGTTGAGGTCTCAGACATTCAAACTCCTGCGCCAGCGGCGGCGGTCTCGATGACCTTTCCGGCGGTCTTGGCGATCTGTTCGTTCGCGGCGACCTGGGCCTGTGCCCGGATCGCTTTCTGCTGGTCCTGCTCCATCCGCTCGTCGCTTTTGACAAGCCCCGGAGCGTGGATGTTGGACGCCCGCTCAAGCTCGCGGGCCAGCACGCCCTCGTCGATGCGGGAGAGCCCGTTGGGGCTGATCGCGGCCATCGCCTGCGTGAGTGTCAGGATCCGGCCCATGCGGGCCTGCTGGGCGAGCGCCGTGATGCCCGTCAGCACTTTGAAGCGGACCATCTTCTCGGCACGCTCGGGCATGGCCGGGAGAAGCCCATCCCGCTTCATCTGCCACCGGACGCGGCGGAGGAGCGGGAGGTGCTTGCCTTCGGAAATCGGGATGTAAAGCCCGCCCGTCGCGCCCTCGACCTCTTCGGCGATGCGGCCGATCTGGGCGGCGGTCACGCGCTCCTTCTGCGGCTGGATCGCGGATTCGAGCAGGAACGCCTTGGCGATGTTCGCTTCAAGCTTATCCATCCGCTGGTTGACCGGAATGAGGTCGCCGTTCTTCTGCGTCTGGAGGAACGCGATGTCCTGCACCTGACCACCGCTCACGCGGCTTCGGATCGGTTCACCGCTCGGACGGGTGAGGTCGGATTCCTGCGTGGAGGAGCTTGGGTCGATGACCGGCACCATGCGGACCATCGTGCCGACGGCCTGAAGGTGCTTGGCGCAGAGGGTGTCGTAGGACAGGAGGTCGGCGGCGAGCCCCTCGACGAACCCGTGCCCGTAGTTCTCGCCCGTAATGAGTTGGAAAGGCGTCGAAAACACCCTTGATTCCGGCTCTTCGCTCGTGCGGATGATGTGCCCGTTGATCTCCTGCTCGATGACCCACGTCCGCGACTGGTAGTTCCACTCGTGGATCGTGAGCATGTTCATCATGCGGGACTGGGCGGACTTCTCGCGAAGCTCGCCGGGCGAGAGCTCGGCCTTGAGCAAGTCGGCCTCGGAGAGCGACATCGGGTCGATCGACTCGCGGGTGACGTGGTAGATGACGTTGCCGGACCCGTCGCGGCGGGTGACGTAGTTGTCGCGGCGGTGGACCTTGAACTTGTAGTCGTCGGTGATCTCTTCAAGCGAGTCGCCGGTCACGATCATCTGGCCGATCGAGTGGTGCTGCGCGACGCGGAACCCAGCACCGGGCCGGGACTGCGAGACGACGGTCGCGGATTCGAGCGTCGCGGCGATCTGGAGCTGCTGGAGCCACAGACGGTCGGCGATCTGCTGCTTGAACTCCGCCGGCACGGACGGGTCGTATTGGAACTCGGGGTCGAGCGTAATCTGGAAGAACGGATAGTCGGGCGGGTAGAGGGCGAGGAGGAGCTTGCCCTGAAGGTTGGCGACGCCGCGGTTGCCGAGCGACTGGTTCTGCCGGAAGAGCTTCTCACCCTCGGTGCGTGCGTCCTCGGGGAGGATCCAGGGGGTCGTGAGGCGGGCGCACTGGCGGGCGATGTCGAGCGTGTCGGTGCGGTTGCCGTCCTCCAAGGCAAAGAGCGAGGCGAGCCGTCCGTTTTTCTTCATAGCGTGAGATCGGGGACGCCCGTCGTGCCGCCGGTGGGCGGGATCGCGGGGTCGATGATGAGCTTGTTGCGGCCGGTGCGGGCGCGTTCGGCGGCGTTGGCCGCGCGTGCGGATGCGGAGGTGTCGGCGTCGGGCGGCGGGGGAAGCGGCGGCGCGAGCGGAAGCTCGGGAGCCTTGGGACCGCCAAGCAGGTCAGCCATTGGATCCCTTTCGTTCACGGGCCTGAAGCTCGGCTTCGAGCATGGCGACAACCGCCTGCCGACCAGCCTCAAACGAGAGCGCCGGGGCGTCTTCAGGCCGCACGATGGCGGTGTGCGTGGCGGGCGGAAGAGCGGCGCGGAGGTGCGGGAGGATCGTCCGAAGGGCCGTGTCCGGGATGTGCTTCAACCCCGTCTGGGTGCTCGACATACTCGTAGCCCTCACTTCGCAGGTGGTCCCAGAGTTGGCCGGGGGTGACGATCGACGCCGGCGTGACGACGCCCGCATCGTGGAGGACGCGGCGGACCTTGGTCACGCAGTCCTCGCACGGGAGAAGCCCGAAGGTCAGCCACCGCGCGGCGTACCGCCACAGACGGCGGGAGATCGGGTCGATGTGGTCGTTGAGGTCGGGCCAGCGGGCGGCCGGGACGTTGAACCAGCCGACGAATCCAAACGGCTTGGGGTGGTCAAGCCAGAGGTCAAACCGCCAGAACTCGGTCCCCTTGGGGATCGTCGGGTTCATCACGACCTCGGTGTCGCCCTGCATGGACGTCACCGCGACGTGCGTGAAGTGGGATCGAGCGACCCTTTGAACCAGCCACTCCCACCACCCCGGCTTTCCCTTGGGTGTTACGAATAAAATCCGAACGAGCGGACTCGCCATTGGGTCTTCCTTCATGCGATGGTGAAGTGGCTCGGTAATGACAACGACAGGACAGTGTCAGTGGAACGCGTAGTCGGCGTGGAGCACCTGCTCGATGTCGAACCAGCCACGCTCGGGGACGTCGGGGAGCTTCGCCTTGGGGTGCTTGGCCTTCCACTCCGCGCGGAACGTCGCGAGCCAGTCGGTGCGGTGGAGGTTCACGAACTCTTCGTGGACGATCGGCTTGAAGATCGGGATGTTGCCCGCGTGGGCGGAGAACCCGTCGTGGTTGAACCGCGTGTCGATGCCCGCCGCGAATGACCGCACCGCGACCCGCTTGAGGTGGGCCTGATCGATCGAGTGGATCGTGTTGGGCGCGGCACCGCGAACCTGATCGCCGCGAGCAATGGGACACGGCTTGTGGTCGATGATGATCTTCATCTTCCCGTCCATCACCGAGAGGGTCTTGACGTGCCACTTGCGGTTCGGCTGGATCATCGGGAGACCCGACGGGCTGGTCAGCGAATACGGCTCGCCAAGTTCCGTGATCGCACGAGCCGAGTCGCGGATGTAATCCATCGCGGGTGCCGCGCGGCCGCACACGCCCTTGATCGCTTCGAGGATGATTTTGGTGAGGTAGGACGCGAGTTCGTATTGCCGCTCGTGCGGGAAACCCTTCTTCTCCAGGACCTCCATGATCTGCGACTGGGCACCCGAGAACGTCACGCCGTAGACCGTGGTCATGGTGCCCGGCTTGGCGAGGTCCTTGTCCATGTGCGGGCGGAGTGCGATCGAAAGCTCCGACTGATCCTCGCGCAACACTTCGAGGGCCTTGCCCGCGACGATGCCGTAGATCCCGGCCGGCCTGTCGGCGGGCGTGAGGTTCACGATCTGGGCGAGGTTCTCGTCGCGGGTGAGCATCGCGTAGTGCTGGAGCCCGTTGGCCGCACCGTCGAGCTGGACCGGGAGCCGCGCCGCCCACTCGGGCCGGTGCATGGCGATGAGGGCCGCGAGGAACTGCCACGGGGAGTCAATGTCGCTTCCGCCCCATTCGTCGAGGTGGTCGATGATCGTCGAGGTCTTGCCGATCCATCGGTGGACGCTGTGGTCGGCCGCCCAGTCGCGAGCCCACGCCGCCCGGTCGTCGAACCCGACCTTGTCGAACCCGGCGCAGTTGGCCGCGTGGATCTGCACCCATCGCATGTCGGGCTCGATCGACCGCGAGAACTGGAGCAGCCCGCGGTAGATGTCCGAGCCGTGGCTGTTGAGGTACTGGGGGATCGGGTAGACACGGCCCCGGAAGTCGTTCTGGTGCGGGAAATAGAACTCCTTCCGGTGCTCGAAGAGGTCGGCGACGACCATCGCCTGTCCGAAGTACTCGCGGGCGGACGAATTGGCGATCCGCTGATCGTGCCATTCCTTCGCCCGCTGCTTCCACTCCTTCTCGACCAACTGGTTCGTGTCGGCTTCCGGCGGACGCTCGGGCTTGTCGCCGTCGCCCGCGGGCGGGATCTCGAGCAATCCGCCACCCTGGCGGGCGAGCGTACGGCAGACGTCAAGCAGGGTCGTGTGGAGACAGAAGGGCGTCGAGCCGATCGCGGTCAGTGCCTCGTACTCGTGCGAGAGGTCGGCGAGTTTGTACGCCTCCTGCTGCTCGGGCGTGCTCTTGGTCACAAAGGGCGTGCGGAGCGTGATGTAGCCGCCGGGGACGCTGCGGTCGCGACGGTACGGCGGGACGATCATCGGGAGGTACATGGGGCGGAGACGCTGGCGTGCGACGTGCCCCTCGGAGATCATGTTGCGGGCCCGGTCGCGGAGCCGGATGATCCGCCGCTTCTTCTTGGTCTTCCTGACCTGCCCGTTCCGTCGGTTCACGATCTCCTGATGGATGACCTTCACCTCGAACGCGATGATGTCGTCGGCGGTCTGCTGCTCGTTCTCGCGAGGGAACATGGCGACCTCGCGGACGATGAGGGCGAGGATCCGGTCGCCAAGGTGGGCCCGGCTCTCCATGCGGTCGCACGGGAGCCGATTGTTCTTGCGGGCGAAGCGGTTGATCTTCCGATCCGCGTCGGAACGGTCCATGATGTTGTCGAGCTGGGCGCGGGCACGCTTGGCGTCGCGGCGGAGCCTGCGGGCCTCGGTGTCGCGAACGTCGTCGTCCATCTCCCTGCCCGCCAGTTCCTTGCGGAGTTCCTTGGCGTGCTTAGTGATCGCCTTCTTGGTGTGGTTGAGATTGATCTGCGAGACGATGGCGGCCCCGATGGACGTCGCGACGGTCGTGTAGGCGCACGCGTCGCCGAGTTCCTGATCCGCGGCGAGACACAGGCCGATGAGCTTGTCGAGTGCGATGAACGCGGCTTCCTCGGGGTCGATGAGGGCCAGGAGCGGACCCCAGTGGATGATGCCCGTCATGTGCTGACCGGCGAGGTACGCCCGGCGGAGCTTGCGGAGTTCCTCGGCGAGCGGCGGGACCCACGCGATCATCATCCGCTCGACGGGCTTGAGCTGAGCGCCGCGACCACGGCGGACGGCGTCACGCTGGAGCTTGCGGTATCGGGCGACGCCGTTGGAGACGGCGAGCGATTCAAGGTCGATCTGTTCCTGGAGGTCGGTGCCGGCGAGGATGGATGAGGTCATGTGGCCGATGCTCCGTAGAGGCGGTTTGCGTCCTTGTCGCCGCGTTTGACACCGGTCAAGCCGAGTTCGTCGATCTCGCGGTCAGACAGGACGGGCGTAGAAACAAGGACGCCATCGCGTCGTTCTCCGATTCGGCGAGTGTCACACGGCGTGCCGTCGGGCGCGATATAAACGTGGCCGATCTGCACTGAAATGGCGATCACACCGCCTCCCGCTGGAGCAGGTCCAGACATTCGAGCACGGCCTTCTTGGTGTAGAGCACGAACCGGCCGCACTTGAACCCGACCAGCACGCGACGCTCGCGCAGGCTGTCGAGGGCACGATGTCGCGGCTTGTTGTCGGTCGTCGGTTCGGTGAGCCGGAGGAACAGCATCACCTCTTCCGCCGTGCAGACGTCGGGGAGCGGCTTGCCGTCGGGCAACAGGGGTGCGTCGGGCGAGTAGTGCAGATTGACGATGGTGGTCGGCTGACGCTTGCGTGACATCGGTGGTCCCGGAATCTCACCTCGCGGGAGACCACCGTGTGAAGCATATCAGATTTTGGCGGATGCGGGCGGGAGCATGGCGAGGATGTCACTAGCAAGGGCTCGCCAATGACTCCCGGTGTAGTGACTCGATACCATCTCTGAGACGAGCTTCCTCACCTTCTCCCTGAACGCGGCTTCGTCGGGCTTGGCGGGCTTGCACGCGGTGGTGTTCTCTTCGGGGTATCCAAAACAGTCGTCGTCGGGGTGGTCCTTGCCGCAGATTCCGCACGCCTGCGCGGGGACGGTGTAGGACTCGTCGTCCTTGCATTCGCTGGCGAGGTTTGCGCCGCCAAGTGTCCAACCCTTGAACTCGTCCCCGCTGTCGCACCACGCTACCGCCTCTGTGCGATCAGTGCCCGAGAATCGGTTGATGAGTTTCAGCACCGCCATGTGCCTCAGTTCATCCCCCGGCTTGCACGCGGCGAGGATAGAAGGTGTCGCCCATGCGGGGGGGTTAGCGACGCTTGCCGCAACGGGAGCATTCGTCGTGCAGGAAGAGCCGATCGGAGTCTTCAGGGGCTCTGGTGATTCGCCCGATGGGGTTCCAGTCGTGCCAGCTGACGGTGCAACAGGCACGGTACCACCACTCTGCGATTCTCTTGAGCATGGGGGTTCTCCGGGGAGGATTGCGGGATGGTCTTCGGCGAGACGCAAGCACTCTTTGAACATCATGCGGCGGCGCTGAATCACTTCGATCGTGG